GGCAGGCACGCAGTGAACGGCACCAGGTGGCAGATGCGATTGAGAAACTCCAGCGCGAGGGACGACGCTAACTAGAGGAGTTGGTTTCTGGGATATGTGGCCACGTACGCTTCTGCCAAATGAGCAGTATAGATCGATGCGTGAGGCCATAGAGAGATGCTACATACCTCGATGGATGTTTTCCTTGAAGAGAACGAATAATAATGACATCTTCATTGGTTAATTTTGCCGTAGCGTTCTTTTCTCCCCGGTGGAGCATTTTGCAGTGCTCTGTTCTTAAAAGGCGCCCCTTGTGTTGCGCATCTATCATATTGTCTTGGTGTGTTCCAATAAAAAGATGCTCAGGGTTAACGCATTTCCTGTTATCGCAGTGGTGGCATACATTAAATCCATCAGGAATTTCACCATTTTTAATGCTCCACGAAAATCTGTGTGCGGAGACATTGTTTCCCATAAATTTACACCTTCCGTAACCGTTTGGGGCAACGTATCCAGTCCACTCCATACACCCGTTTTCGACTGTTTTAGTTCTGTTGAAAAACCAAACAGACGGGCATTTCCATCTGGATTGAAATCTTACCTTGGCTTTCTCTTTGGAAAGTTTGACTCTTTCAAGATGTTTAGCAGGATCTTTGCGGCCATCGGTTTTATTAGTGCCATTCATTTGACTACTGTGGCACAATGGTCACACCGTGCAACAATTAAAACACAGGAGGACTTACGCCCGCCCCAGTAACCCCTAGCGATTTTCAGGAATCAATCCCTGCGAATAACGCGGACCTATGCACGCGGATGTCGAAGTTCCTGAACGTTCCTGCATTACTTTACGAACTGTTCAACTGGATGTTCACGCCGTCTGGCGCGATCTCGGACGAGTTCAAGGCGGAGGTTGCAACGTATTCAGCTCCAGCAGGCACGGTCATCTATACTCTTACTACCAGCGTTGGTGACGGATACCTACTGTGCGATGGAAGCGCTGTATCGCGTGATGACTACGCCGCGCTATTCGTCGCAATCGGAACTCGGTATGGAGCCGGGGATGGTTCCACTACGTTCAACCTGCCTGACGGTCGTGGGCGATCCTTAATCGGCGCTGGCGCTGGAAGTGGGCTTTCTAATCGCGACATCAACACCAAGTATGTGGGTGAAGAAACCCACACGATGACGGAGGCAGAGCTGGCCACGCATACCCACGAGATGACGGCCTACACTTCCGGCTCCACAAGTGGCGACGGAGGTTACGATTTGAATCAGGCGGACCCTTCCGCAACGGTTCAGGTTCCATCTTCGGAGACCGGGGATTCTACTCCGTTCAATGTTACCCACGCATGTCTCATTGGGTATATGTACGTAAAGACCTAACTTACACCAACCCAAAGCTTTCCTGTTTTTATTGCCGATATACTTGATGGGCTAATGTTTAACTTCCTCGCTATATCGACATTTGACTCCATGCGATCAAGCATTGCCCTAACAGCCCGAACGTCAGCTTCTTTAAGTTTTGATGATCCATTTCTCTCGCCGTATGCCCGGCGTCTGAGCAGGACTCTATAGGAGTGCTGTATGTTCTCGCTGGCCGACACCCACTCTAAGTTGTTTAGGTTATTGTCGTTCCTGTCTCCGTTCTTGTGGTTTACCTGTAGTAATCTGCTTGCGGCTGGACCAATAAAGCACTCAACAACAACTCTATGAACAAGTTTCCTGAATGGCTTATTGTCCCTGTAAAGCTCAACATAACAGTACTCCTTATTTGGCCTACCTCTTTTGATTGGTTTAATAATTCCGGGTTGCTTGCGAAGGGATTTCACATCTCGCCTTATTCGTCCAAGATTACTTACAGAGTAAGCCGGAAACTCTGTGATTGTTTTCCAAACCTCCTGCGTGCTATCAGTGATGTCAGACATTGGTTGCCTTTCTATGTAAGGTTAACAGTGTTAAGGTGTGCGGGATTGGTTTACGGCCAACCCGCATACCGATACTGTAACTGAAATGATCGCCGCCTCAACAATAAACTGTCATGGCAGAATTTAAGCAGTTTACTACAAGGCCGATGACCGGGGTGCTTGATACGTTATCAAGCGCCGATGAGGTGGGTTACGGCAACTGGCGCGTCGTCCTAAACGCAACAACCCGCGCACAAAGAAACCGTCAGCGTGGTGGTGGATGGCGCAAGGCTTTCTCAGACGCTGCTACCTACAATAATCAGGATCTCCACGATCAACTGACAGATAGGCTTGGTTACTACGACGCCTACCTTGGTCATGCTATGGGTGGAGGCGGTGTCTCTGGTTACGGCTACCCCTACTTCGTCCCTAACTACACTGAGCCAGGTTTCGAGATTCACCCACCAGCAACCACGTTATACGAGAACACCTACATCGGCGACTACCCGTATTACACATACAACGGGTGCGATGTGTTCTATCCGTTCATCGGGTTTCCTCACCGCCTGATTCAGACGGCAGGCGTCAGCAATACCGGATACGCCGACTACTACGCTTACTCATTTCTCTACACCTCGTGCCCGTTCATCATATTCGCTGGCTTGTCGGTGATGGGCACAGACATAAAACAGTTGCTAAACAGTTCGGAATACATCAATGCACTGTTTCTAGGATAGTGAACAAAAAGCGGTGGGCACATGATTAAACCCAAGCTTGAGCAGTAACATCCCATACTGCAATCTGATAACTTCCGCTGTAGTAGAATATCGCCGGGCGAGTTGGATCTTCCGGTGCCGCTGGAGGGCTTGCTCCCCAATATACTTCTTGCACATCGTCTCCTGTGGTTGGATCGGTGAACGAGCCACCGAAAGGTCCATAGACACTGGTTTCGTAGAGCGGCCTGAACGCAGACATCCTCTGCTCCAAGGCCGCAGAGCAATCCCGCTTCTGTTCCTGTTCATACTCGTCATGATACCGGAACTTTAGCATACGAAGGTTCATCGTGTATGCGTCAAAGTAATCACCGGCAGCCTGACGCTCACGCTCCTTGGTGGCCATCTTGTGCTCCACGTAGTTCACCACAGCCTCACGTAACTGCTGGTCAACCGCCACCTGATCGGAGTCCACCCACTTGCGTAGTATGTCCTGAGACTGGACTACAAGGACGTAACCGCATGGGAACCTTGGAGCAACGAACACCTTCCTGTCTGGCCCTACCGTAAAGATACGGTCGTCATCATCCAGAGACTTGAACTTACAGTCATCCTCTGGAGGGGTCAGATACGGAGAACCGCACGCCTCCTCACCATCAATGACATAGTTGCAGTACGGACTGTCGTAGATGTTGGTGCTGTCATCGAAGTCACACAGTACGCAGCGCTGACGTGCCTGCCAGCAGTCCATCGCCTCCGGCATCACGTACTTGTAGTAATACTTGCGGCAGTCTGAGCCGGGCTTGTAGGCGAAGACCTGAGAGATCTTTCCAAGTGGACCATCGAACGATGACGCTCCACAGAACTCTACGACATCCTCCTTCTGCACGAACCGGACATTCATCTGCCGGGTTAGAGGGATCAGGGTCTGGATGTCGGCTAATGCGTTACCAACCTGATCGCGGAAATACGTCTCCATCGACTCTGCAAGCCCTTCAGGGGCTACCAGCGCCTTAACCTTCTCATGGAAGGTAGTGAAGCTTTCGTATTCGATACTCACGTTAAGCTGTAACCTTGCTCATCTTTGCGGTTGGTGGTTTAGGAACTACGAGGGATTCTGGAGAAGGAACGGACAACGGTTCAGGCATTGGGCCAACCCGTGGAGCCTGAGCGATAGGAACCTGAGGAATCTGAGGCCTTGCGAAACTACCTCCCGCCACAACACTTGGTTCCGGTCTGAACGGATGTGACAACTCTGTTCGCCACTGCTTGGGCTTCGAGCTGTTTCCTGACCCGTTCTCTGCCGTCTTTTTTTTTACCTCTTCCTCGAATTGTTCCTTGTTGAGGACAGTGATTCCACCCACATGGCGATTGGCGCAGTTGGTTAACTCCTGAGCCATTGCTGCGTCCTCGGTCATCAGGAGATCGAACCGCATGGGATGACCAAAGACGTAGATCGGAGATTCGGGCAGGTCTTTTTTGAAGTAGTTTGCCATACGGATTACCGATAACCAAAAAGCCCCGGAGTTGCAAGAGAACTCCGGGGCTACGTTTCAAACCGTCAGCCCAGATCAAGGAATTGAATAACCCTCGTAGGGGTATTGGGCCGTATATGCCTCAGGAACCTTGCCAACATCAAAGTTTTCAATGATGGCACTGGTCGCAGGGCACTCAACCACAGCCGTCCAAGTCAGCGAGTTCAGGCTTACCTCGGTGGTGGGGTTGGCCATCACGCAAGCGTAGTCACGGTCAACCGCCGCCAGCTTCTCAAGGTCGCCAACGGTGTGGACCTTGCGATTGCTGGTGATGATGCCGGGGTAGATGCTGGTGAAGTCCAGAATCCACAGGAACCTGCCCGCGCTGTCGATGCCCATCGCATTGTGCTCGTTCGCGAAGTCATCGAAGTAGTTGTTGGTGACGATGCGAATCTTCACCTGCGGATACTGCAACATGTACTCGTTGTAGTTGAAACCAAGGCTTCCCATCTGACCAGACATGACCTTCTGGGTTTCGATGTTGAACCGGGCCAACCCTTCAGAGCGGTTGTTGTAGTAGCGGATCATGCCGCGCTGGATTTGCTGGGCAGTGAGCGAGTCGGTGAAGATCTCGATGACATCGTTCGGGATGCCTTGATCACCACGCGCACGCCAGATTGGGTAAATCAGGTTCTCGAAGATTTCCACGAGGTTCAACCGCTGGTTCTGCATGTCGAACACCTGACCGCACTGGGCAAGCTGCTCATACACGCCGACAGCGTTCGCCTTGTAACCGACGCAGCGACCTTCGCTCGCGGTGTAAAGACCCTGCGTGGAGTTGGAGAACGAAGTGACCTGATCCAAGCTCCGGTAGGTGGAGAGGGTCTGGTTCGCTGAGATCGGCTTGTTCCAGAAGAACTTGTTCAGCCACTCACGCTGCCAGATGTCGCCAAGCTGCTTGTTGCGCTGGGCGGTATCCACGTCACCGAAGAGGCGGAAGTATTCGTTACCCTTCTGGAGGCGGTCGAACCACGCCTGGTAATACTGGTCCGTACACATGGTGTAACGGTCAGTTTCATACCAGAACGGGATGTGCTTCCGAGGGTTTAGGGACGGGCGGTTGTAGCACCAGCGCTCTACGTCCTGAACGTTAGCAGAACCACGAACCAGAACACCGGCAGTGAGCGGTGAGCCGGAGGTGAACCCTGAGAACGCCGCCTTTGCAGCCGCACCAAGGGTGTTGTTCTGGGCGGTTGCTTCAATCGCGATGGTGGCATTACCAGACGAGGACGAAGCGTATGAACGGGTGACAAGGAACGCACCACGGAGAGCAGTGCCAGCGCTGGAGCGGGCCGACACGTAAACACTCATGCCGGGCACAAACCACGACGTATCCAGAGGGATGGACGCCCGGCTATTGACGTGGATAGTGTAAACGGAAGCGGTGACGGAGAGGGAGCGGACGTTCCAGAACTCGGTGTTGATCACGGAGTCCTGCTTGGCCATGACGAACGGCATAATCTCGGCATTGCCGGGACCGAGATCGACTTTGATCTGCCGCTTGCCCAACATCTTCTTGTTGGACATGAGGAAGTCGAACAGGCCGTTAACCTTGGCACCGCACGCCTTGATCTCGAACTGGGTTGCGAGTAGGGCGCGGAGATCTCGGAAGTTACCGCTGCCATCCGTGAAGATGGATGTCAGCTCGTCGGACTCTGCGGTGATTACGTTGCAGAGCGTGACGGCTCCGCATTCAGCGATGTTGTTGCCGATTGCAGGGAGGCAACGTTCAAAGATATTTGCGCTAATGGCCATTTGTTTCCCAGCAGGCCAGCGTCATTGCTGGTTGCTGCCGTGAAACAAACTAGCGCACTACGCTCATTGGGTGAGAATGCGTTTCAATTCCTGAGATAACCGGCTAACTCCGTGCTTTGGGGCTTCGGCCTTGTTATCAATAGCAACGCCACCACCAGACGATGGGGACGCTGGTTTTTTGGCTATAGCCGCTGCTTCCTCTTCGATTTCTTCTTCAACCTTGTTAGTCGCTTGTGTCTTCTTGGAGGTTTTACCAGCGTCCTCACGCGGAACGTAACCAAGTGACAGCGCGATTTTTTTCTGACGCTCTTTCTCTGAATTTATGCGCTCAACAGCCTTGGATGCAGTCTCGTTGACGTATTCGTTTACGAGGTGGTTGACGTTTAGGTACCAGTGCTTGGACTGCTGTGCTCCGTTCATCTTGGAGAACTCGGAACGCCCAACAAGCGTGCGCCCGTGGCCGTCATCCTTGCCGTAGTGCTCGGCTTCCTTACTGATAAGGTAATCCTGCCACTGCTGGTGAAGTTCGTTCTTCGGATCGAACTTGAACCTACCCTTAGGGTCATCAATCTTGATCATCAGGTCAATCATCGGGAGGATTCCGTGGACCTGTTCAGCCAAAACCTCGGCAGTCACCGGATCGGACTCGGCAAGCTTGTCGAAGCCCTCCTTGGATACCTTGTTCAGCACGTCCTCGCCGATACTGCGTGCGATTACGGCTGCCGCTGCGATATGGGTCTGCTGAACGATGGGTGATACGTCAGATTCAGCCTGTGACTCCTCTAGTTTCTTGATTTTCTCAAGCAACGGCTCCTGAACTCTCTGAATTTCTTCCTTACTGCTGTCCTTATTAAGAAAGTTATGCTCTGCCTTCTTGAATTCAAGATCTGTCCACGGCTTTTTCTGTGCATCGAAGAAATCATTGTGCTCCTCGTCGTCTGGATCGAATACTTTACCGGGATTCTTGGCTTCCCACTGGTCGGCGTAGGTGTTTGCCTTGCGAACTTGCTCTGCGATCACCCTTTCTGCGCCTTTGAACTTCGGATTTGTCTCCGACATGAACTTTGCCACCTCATATTCATGGCGATCCACCGGATCGAACAGGTCTTCCGGCTTTGGAGGCTCGTCCTTGATGAGTTTTGATATCGGAGTGACCGATTTCAGTGCTTCACGGGTGGCGGCGGTGGCTGCTTCTGCTGCAATGCGGGCGTGATCGACTTGTGGGGCTGCCTTTTTCTTGGTGACGATGGTTTTTGCGGCATCGGTAGCGGCATTGTCTGCTGTCTTTCCATCATCAGCCGGTTTATCAGCCGCTTTCTCCTTTGCCGGTCCAGCTTTAGTGTCTTCTTTATCTGCCGGTAGCACCTTCTTGCGGAATCCAAGAGCCTTTGCAATGAGATCTCCGGTGTCTGCTTGGGTTTTCTTGGCATCTGCTACCTCCTGTGCGGTTTGTTCTGCCGGTTTTGCGTCGGCAGGTTTGGTTTCTGTGGCTGCTGGTTCTGGTGCCCGCCGTGTCTTACGTCTGGCAATCATCTCCTCCATCTGGAGATTCGGATCGTCTTCTGGCTGGAGAGGTTTTGGAGCTGGTGGATTCAGCGGATCGATGGGCTGAACCTGCTGGTCCGAGAGGGGCGCGGCGGCGGCTTCTGTCATAGATGATTGGCGTTAGCGACTAAGTTCTACTTGCGTCGTAAACCATTCATCTACTCTTTTTTCAAAGTCGTCAAGCAAATCGAGAAAGCCGTTTAGCTTCACTGCTAGGTCGGTGTTGTCTTTTAGATCCAATGCAGCCTGAGAATTGTCAGGGTAAGTCAGCGCATTCATCGCCTTTACCTGAGCTTCCGCGCACCGAGACACAACCATCTCCTTGAATGTCAGAAACCCCTGTGAGGAAAACAGCTTTTCGAGGTTGGCTCGCTGGGTTGTGTCAGCGGCCAGGCGGGTGGTCCTGATTGTGACAGGCATTGGATGGTGGTGGTTACAGAACTATTCAGACAGGAACACCAACCTGCGGAACCGGCTCCACTGGTTGCATTGGTATCTGTGGTGGGCCTTGAGAAACGGTGGCGGTCATCGCCGCTGCGGCTGCCTGAGTCACAGCTTCGATCTTCTGGTTCAGGACAGTGATCGCCTGAGTCACAGCTTCGATTTGCTGCTGTTGCGCTTGGTTGTCTGCGTTCGCTTTCACCGCCACTTGAGCAACCTGCTGGACGCCTTGAGCCACGGGTTCCATTTGCTGTGCTGTCGCCTGCATGGCTTGACCGACAATCTGCTGCGTCTGCTGTGCTGCGGCCTCCAATGTCTGCTGCTGTGATTGCTCAACCAGTGAGCGAACCTGCTCTGCGAAGGTCTTCAGCACTTCCTGCATCTGGGCGTTCTGCTCCTCAGGATCGGCCTGCTGTTGGATTTGCTCCAGCGGTTTGCCTTGCAGTCTGAATTCCTTCGGAAGACCAGATGCAACCACCACCTGATTAAGCAGCTCAACAAGCTGCGTGGTCCCGATGGATTGAATCAATACAGGGTTATTCGCGATGGACAGGAAGATCTGACTCATCGCGGACGCAATCGCCGGGTTGTTGATCCGAGTGTCAGCGTCACGAGTGGAGGCGAATGTCTCCAGCTCCATTGCTGACTTCTTCAGGCTAACCTTGCGCATGGTTCCGGGTTGCTCTGGATTGTAATCCGAGTCATCCATGATGGTGAGCTGTAACTTCTGCGCCAAAGCCTTGAACTCCTCTTCTGATGCAACATGAGCGGACGATATGCCAACCATGATGTCATCGTCAGCGTACTCCATCGTTGCGTCGTAAATCATCCGCTTCTTGGCGTAGATTGCGTCATCAATGAAAGAGCCAGTGAACGCAACGCGGGTGGACATGTTACCTTCGATGATTCGGCTCTCCTCTGCTGTCTGCTCGTGAGACGCGGCCTGGCCAATCTCTTGAGGAGACAACTGCATCACACGGTCAAGCATGTCCAATACGCCAGTGATGAGCTGGGCAATCTCCCCAGTGTTGTGATGGGTAAGCTGCGGAGTGAAGAACGCTTCCTTCTGGTCGGTCTTCATCCGGTAATTCTCGGTGGAGTTAAACGGGATGTATTCGCGTCCTGAATACATTTTGTTCCCGTGGTTCTCCAAAGCGAGTAGGGCATTAACCGGAACCTTCTCCTTGTCCACAAAGATCGGGTTGCGAAGGTTCTCTCGCACAGCCATTCCCCACTGCGACAGAAGATTTCCAACCTGATCCTGAAACGGCATCACCTCCAGTGTTAGAGATCGGAAGCGTGAGCGGTTGAAGTCTGCGTCGTATGCGTAGGTGGGGAATCTGTCGAAAGCCAGAGGCTCTGCGTAAATCACGGTGCTGTCTGATGCGAAGATAAACCTCATCCAGATTGGATGCTTGTAGGTTCCAAGTCCCCAGTCAGCAGGAACAAGGCGACAGAAATGATTCGTCACCAGCGTTGCTGCCGTGGCTGAAGTTCCCTGCCCGTAAAACCGTGCTGCGTCATCCTCGCGGTTAAGGGCACCAACACCGCCAGAACCTTCCCCTGTGCGTGCCGGTAGGGCCATCGTGCATGGATAAACTTCAGTCAGGAAGTCGCTGCCGGGAGCATCAAGCCCAAGCCATGAGTGAGCGCCAATGGCGATCTTGTCCTTGTTCCAGTAATGCGGGTTGTCGTTGATGTCTGAGTAGCGTTCCAGTTTCCAGTGACCCACGAACTCACAGCCGGAGTTTGAGTTCAGCGTGGAGGCGCGGTGGTAGGGGTCGTAATACATCCGGCTTGGATGCGGCATGTCGAAGCGCAACCCCTCACGCACTACGCTCTCCTTTCCGGTGGCGTCTTCCTGTGTCTCATGGAACCAAGCCTCGCGGGGAAAGTTAATGCAGATTCCGTACTGCAACATCTGCGAAATACTCTGCCGCTCATCCGCCTTGTAGTCGAACCACGCCGCCTGCTTCTGGACAACCTGAGTTACGATCTCGCACTTCACCCGGTTCTCTTTAGTGAACTGGACCGGCTCGTATTTGTAGAGAGGAACAAGGTTTCTGTCGTTGAACAGCTTCGCTAAACGGATGTTGTGATACGCCATCACAATCGGAACGTAGATGTTCGTTAGGAATGGGATGTTAAGGACTCGCTCAGGCTTGCCGTCTGCACCGCAGCAAATCTGCCCACCGTTCATCTTGTATGGCAGAAGGTGGGTAAGCCCCCAACTGTTCACCGTCTCCATCACCTTCTTGTCGTCTGGCTTTCCGGTGAGTAGTCCTTTTAGCTGCGTGTAGGACACCTGATAGAACGGCTGGTCCATTGCCCAGTCCATTGCCTTGAAGAGTCTGTAGTCTCGCCGGTTGCGATCTATCCCCTCTTGGATGGTGTCCTTGATTTTCGCGACAAGCTTTGCAACCTCAGGTCGAGCCTCAATGGTCGAAGCATCGAAATATCTTTTCAGATCCTTCGGAGACAGCTTGTGCTTCTTGACGAGCCGACTGACTGAGATTGGCATGGGGTTACTTCTTAAAAGCGATGACGATGGCTGGACCTTTGTGCATCTTGCCTCCGGGTCCACCCATACCGTAGGTGGCTTCCTTGCCTTCTGAGTCCTCCTTCATCGTCTCGTTTTCTTCTTCGGGTTCCTCCTCGGACTCCACGCTGGTTACGTCGAACGTAGCCATCTTTGGGTCAGATGCAGTTTGTGTGATGTCCAGCGTGACGCGGTAGGATTGACCATTGGCCCAACCAGCAACAAGTTCATCAACACCAGGGTCGGAACGGTCAAGAGTAAGTTGGCTTGTCATAACTTGCTCAATTACGCCCTTTAGGGTAGAAACTGCAAGCTAATGATTAAGGTTAACGAAAACGGGTTTATCTACGATACGGAGGGTAGGTGGTACCCGCCGATGAACCGTAAGCAGTTCGAGATCTTCAATGACCGCCACCGTTACCTGCTGATTCACGGTCCGCGTAAGAGCGGTAAGACGTTCGGGCTTATCCACAAGATCCTCCGCCACGCCTTCGACGTTAATGGGGCGATGGCTGCCATTGTGGCCAAGACCCTGAAGAACGCCAAGTCAGCCGGGGTGTGGTCTTTGCTATGCAGGGCGCTCCCACTATGGGAGGCGAACTGCCACGGATTCAAGGTTGTCGAAGGACCGAAGACGACGGGAGACACCAAGCTCTCGTTCGTTAAGATCCGAAACCGGCACGGTACGGTGTCCGAGATTCAATGTCACTCCCTCGAATACGCGGCTGACGTGGAGGCGAAGTTCAAGGGCACCGCCTACTCTCTGTTCTGGTTGTCGGAAGGTGACCAATTCTGTGACTTAAACGCATTTGACATCATCTGTGATGCGCTGCGTATGACGCCGTTCATTCCGTACGAGGACCACCAACTCCTGTTTGACTGCAACCCGCCAGAGACAGGTCCGAACAACTGGATGTACGAGAAGTGGTTCACGTTCAAGGACAGCAAGCCTGGAAGCGATGAGGATGCCAATGACGCGCTGTACCGCGAAGGACTTCATCGCATACTTGTGATGATTGACGACAATCCTCAACTAGACCCACGAGAGAAGCGTGAGATGATTGGGCGATACAAGCGCCGGAAGAATCTTTACGCCCGTTACATTGATGGTAAGTGGGTGCAAGACATCACGGACGGACACTTCTCTGAGGTTTGGGACGAGACAGCGCACGTCATTGGTAACGCGGACGGTGACGAGGATACATGGGAGGTTCTTGTTCCAACACCGGCCTGCCGTGAATTGCTGACCGGATGGGACGTTGGAGATCGAAACCACTCGTTCCACATCATCGAGAAGATTACGACGGAGCATCCGCACACAAAGAAGCCAATCATATCGTTCTCCGTTCTTGATGAGTTAGTGGTGCTGAAGTCCAAGGTGTCCACCACGCAATTCTGTGAAGCGGCTCTCGCGAAGATCGAGAAGTGGAACAAGTATCAGAAGAACACGCACGGGATTGAGTTGAGGTGGCGTCACTGGTCTGACACCTCCGCGTTTCAGTGGAAGGCGACAGCTAACACCACGGACTCAGCCATCATCTTCGCTGCAACAGGAATCAGGATTGATGCAGCACCGAAGTATCGGAACTCAAACCATGACAAGGTTGATTTACTTTCTGAGCTACTAATGTTGAATCGTCTAGTGGTGTCAGCGCAACTCGACAAGACTCGATCCATGTTCGCGAACGTGAAGAAGGGCGGCGAAGCTGAGTTCATCAAGGAGAACGATCACAAGCATCCTTTCGATTCGCTGAGCTACCCGATTCTCGCGGAGGCACCGATGGACTTCTTCAAGTCCAAGGCTCCTCAGACTGAGAAGAAGAGGGAAGTGGAGATGGTGACTGCCGGGGTGTGAGTGGTGTCTTCCAGAAGAAGTAATGCACCCATTCCCTTTGTCGTTCCATGTTTATTTCGTACACCAGCCGAAACATCTCATCCAAATCCAATTGAGGAACTTCCGGCTTAACCCGGAACGCAATCTGCGGAGCCAGCGCGATAATGGCCGCAGCCTTAGCGAGTGACTGAAAGAATCCACGCCTCGTGTTCATCTATTGCTTTTACTGTATCGACATGCACTGCCGGAACCCACTGCTTCCATCCTATCATAAACTCGTCGTTCTCTTCGATGTACTTTATCAACACCGCATAGTATCCATTACAACCTCCGGTCCTGTTTGGTTTTTCTGAGTGGTTGCCTCCGTCGATTATTGTCGCAACTTTTCCGATAAGGCTCTTACGGTAGTCGATCTGTTTTTTATTCATACTCTTCTTCGTCTCTATCATCTTTAATCCGGTCGCACATTCCGCCAGCAAGGACGCCATCGCAGGGACGGTGACGTTCTGCGCATTTACAGAACCGCACCATCGAATCCACGAACCTTGCGTACTCCTCGCAGAAGTAAGGATCTTCTTCAGTCTTCATCGAAGTTAAATTTCCTCCGCGTCACCTCTCGCCTTACACTTCAGCATCTCGTCATGGTACATAATCCACTCTCGCGCATGACCAATGCGGGCGCACCAATTACCGCTGCCTGAAACGAATGTGGCAGTTCCATCACCGCCCTCTTCCGCGTTGCTGCAAAGAATCTGGACGTTTTGGAAGTGCTCACAAAGTTGGGCGACGTGAACCTTAATCAAGTCCGCGAGACGCTTTCGGGTTTCTTCGTTGGGTTCGTTCATGGCTTCAGAAATTTCTTCCAGCACACATGGCAGAAATACCTGTCCAGTTTTCGGATCGCTCCAAGCACCATCTTGTAGAGTCCGGTTTCTTTTCCGCAGTAGTCGCATTGCATAACTCAACGACGGTATATTAAGTCCTTGACCGTGGCAACAAATTTAATTTCAATGGTGTTCATGATATTGCGAATACGACACGCGGATGGCTTCAGGGATGTGGGGACTGTGACGATTATTGACGGGCTTGTTAAGCACACCGCATACACGGGAGTTGAGCAATATAACCCGCTTGCAGGCATGAAGGGCTGGGCTGAGAAGTCCGTCCGTGAATACGCCATGAGGTGCAATTGGATTGTCTCCGTGGTTGACATGGTGGTGAAGGATAAACAGATTTAGCCATGACTCTATTCGGACGAATCCATATTGGCAGGCTGGATTCCAGGCCGATCACGAAACTGGACCTGCTGAAACTGGAAAGGCACCTAGGCATGAAGATTAGTGAACTGGCTGGTTCTCTGGCCGAAATCGAAACCACGCTCAACAAGGTGAAGACTGAAGTTGAGGCGCTGAAGGCCGGACTCGGTGATGTGGAGATCCCGGCTGAAGCGCAGGCTGCGCTGAATCGGTTGTCGGATTTGTCCAAGACGCTGGATGAATTGAATCCTGACGCATAACTTGTAAGGCCCGGCACACACGGCCCCGGTGGTATTACGCCACCGGGGTTTTGTTTTCATTGGAGCCACCTGAACAGCCTGTCAGCAATCCATCCAGTGACCAGGATTACCACCGGCCAAATAATCAATGCTGCGACAAGCCCGACGATGAAGCACATGGCGCACATCAGTAGATTGCCCCTATGGTTTCTTTTGGTTTGTAGATTGAGTCAGCAATCTTGTCGGCCATAACGATTACGGTATGGGACCATGACGGAAAAAATGAAGCAATCCACGGCAGGCATTCTCCAATTTTTGGGACGAAGAAGGATGATCCTAATGACTGAAAGATTTCAAAGCCGTGGTTCTTCAATGCCATCTCAACAGTCGTCAATGTGAAGTCCCTGAAATGAGGCGAGCGATACCTCGCCGCGTACATTGGAGGAAGATCAAGGAACGCCATCATGGCCAACCCTAGTAGCGTGCGAATGTTCGGGAACGTCATCACAAGTTCACCGCCCGGTTTCAAGACTCGGTTAATCTCTGAGAGGATATAGTCAGTGTCCAGTTGATGCTCGATGGCTTCACCGAAAAACACCGCATCAAACGACCCACTTCTAAAAGGAAGTGGGCCGCTCTCGAAATCGTGTTGTTGAGCCTGAATGCCACGCTTGCGTGCCGCACTGGCAAGGTCTGGACAAATATCCACGCCGAATATCATGTGGCGACCAGCGCACGGCTCAAGAATTGTTCCATTAGAGCAGCCGATGTCCAACACGATGCTGCCCTGTTTCATGTTCGAGAATATCTTGCGGACCTTATCTATCCTTGGACCTGAAGGATTGTCCACATGTGTAACACCAGCATCAAGGATGGCTTGTGTGATTGCTTTGTTCTTCATTTGTTCCTGAAGTTCATCAATGCCAATGCTGTTATGTTCAGCATCAGCAGCAGAAGCTCGCAGGTTATCATTATTACGGTCTTCATTTCAACAGCACCGCCGGAACTCCACCAATTTTTGAACCTGATGGAAATGATTTTGTAACAACAGCGTTCGCTCCGACAATGCATCCACCTCCAAGCCTGACGCCTGGAAGTATTGCCACATTGCGACCAATCAGGCAGTTCGCTCCGATGTCGACTGCTCCCTTGTATTCCAACCCGGTGTCCACTGGTGAGCGCCCATCAAAGATGTGCTCCGCGTCCGAGATGAAGACACCTTCTGAAATCAGCGTCCCGCTCATTATCCAAACGCATTCCAACGCGCAGATTCGAGACATCGCACCAACTGAAACATTGGAAGCGATCCTGAGCGGGAACGGATGACTGGTGCCGACGTGGATTTTTACTCCGTCACAAATCTGGCAATCGCCCCCGATGCTAATGCCTCGAAGGTTGCGCCACGGCCAAGTCACGTTCCTGCCGATGAACGTCCTACTGCCGATCTGCAAACCGAGCGCCCGAAGGAACCAGCGCCGGTAAAATGTCCGTGAATGATTCCATCCAAGGTGAAGCTCTCGAAGGGTCATTGCTCCTTTCCGTCTCTGTGGATCAGTTCCGCAAAAGCTATCATGGCAGCAAGAGTTGAAAGTCCGACAACCAACCCATACACCCACTTCATTGGCTCCGAATCCGGCACAACCGCAGTCATTTCAGCTTTCGGAAACATGACCAAGCTGGCCGTGAATAAAACGAAAATCCAACAAACAAAAATAGCCAAGAGTCTCAGTACGAATTTCACTTCTCTCCTTCAGTTGGAAGCATTGCCAACCCAAACGGAAACACAACAAGAAAGGCGACGACTAACAAAGGCAGTATGTCTCTTGATGGTTCATGGAGAAACAGTTTTTCATCGTTGTAATCCTGAAGGCTGACGTTGAAAAAGACGCACACAAAGAATGACGAAAAGAAGATAAACCAGATCGACAAGCCAAGAATGAGTTTTGTTTTCATATCACGTTGATTACTTCGCAGCATTCACGAAGGCGGCGGACAAGCGCTGGTCCACGGTGTGTTGATATTCTTGCGGACAGGGCCGGTCCGGTTTCCTCGCTGGTGGCGATGATGGGTTTCATTCTGGCCATTCGTTTTTCCACGACACCGAACAATTCAGACTCAACACGGTCGGTGAGTTTTTCCTTACCGATGTCATCGAAGGCTGCGATGTCGGCATTGGCCACCGACGCCAGCCATTCCTCGGCGTTGTTGTTTTTGTAGGCCAGAGAGAGTTCATGGCCGAAGGAGACACAATCGAAGACGAACACAGAGCAGGGAGACTTGTGGGTGGTGATGGCTTTCTTCAGCACCTGCCAGAAGATGCGGGTCTTACCCTTGCCTGATGTGCCTTGAATCATCATCCCGCGAGGGCTGTAGCCCCACTTCATCGCTTCGATGTAGGCTTTCTGAGGTAGCCTTGAGGTGTCCGTGTTTTGGTAGTTCGGGTAGCTGGCTGAGATGCGGCTGAAGGTTTTCAGATTGATGACAGCGACACAGTCAGCGCAGAGGGCGACTGAGGATGCAGGGTCTGAGCCGCTGGCTTTTCCACATTTAGGGCAGTAGATCATAATGTTTTAGAATAAGAGCTTTCCGGTTTCATCGCGGACGGCGGTGCGTTCCATCATTTCGATTTGTCCCTGAGTCCAGCCTGGGTTGGTGTTGTTTTGTTTTTGTGGTGTGGAGGTTCGGTTTGTTTCCCAATTAAGCTTCCAGTTGGTGAGCGAGTGGGGCCATGACTTCATGGCGTTCTTTCCAACCTTCCATCCGTTGGATTCGTAGTAGTTCAGGAATCTGTCCACCTCTGGCTCTGGAAGGCCGATCTTGGCTGCGGCAAGAAGCAGTTCTTCGCGGGTTGGCTTGGTGAATGGCTGGCGTTGCGGTGTTTGAGTTTTAGGGACAATCTCCGCCTGTGTTGGTGTCTCATGTTTCTTCCAGCGCTGTTCAATGTTCATCCGTTGGCGGTTTGAGTATTCCTCCTGCTTTGCGCGCTCCTCCTCCAGCCTTGCGTTGTAGAGCAGTCCATCATCACCAGCCTTGAACTTGGACCTGACCGAATCCGGGAACCCGGACTGGTCCTCCCAGCGAGCGAGCCGAATCAGCTTGGCGGCATCATCCGGCAATCCCCCCTTCAGCCATGAGTAGGACAGAAGCCGGATGTAAGCCCCCACTTCAGCGGAACCCATATCATCCGTCCCAGTCAGGAAGTCTGCCGGGTAGAACCTGAATGCTGGTGATTTCATTCGACGACGACATTCCCAGGAAGTGGCATTGTGTGTTCAACAAGCCTACACTCATCCAGTGCCTGACCCGGCTCCCTCTTACCGCGCTTCATTGCTCGCCAGTAAACGCGGGCACACGCCTTGGCGAAATCAGGGCGCATCTGGGATACATGCTCAAGGATTTCAACAAAGACATCCTGCGTGAGGATAATAGGTCCAGACATCTTCTCCTCTCCCTCCATAAGTTGAGACATCAGAATCGTTGGCGGATTTGAGCTGTCATCGTAGGAGTAAGTCGTCTTCAAACGTTTCGGAAATTCAGATTGCATAGGGTGGTTTTACCACGGTATCGGAGTCTGGCAAGACATTTCGTGAACTTTCTTTTCATCTCTCGGTATCAAGATACCACCGTATGATTCTGGTATTACCACCGTATTACCACGGTAATACCTTCCGTTTCCGTTTCCGTTTCCGTTTCCGTTTATGCTTCCGATACCGTATTCAGAAAGCAGCAGAAGCTCGCAGGTTATCATTATTACGGTCTTCATTTCAACGCACCGCCGTCCGCGATGAAACCGGAAAGCTCTTATTCTAAAAC